GAAAACAGGATTAAGCAGCTATATCTGGCAAAAAAAATTGCTAGAGGCTATGATGGCTGTTGATAAAAAGGGACTATGGGTCCATCAGAAGTTCGGATATTCCATTCCACGACGGAACGGGAAATCCGAACTTCTTTATATGCTTGAACTTTGGGGATTGCACCAAGGATTGAACATATTACACACGGCTCATCGAATTAGTACCTCACATTCTTCTTTCGAGAAGGTAAAACGGTATCTAGAGAAGATGGGGTACGTTGATGGAGAAGATTTCACATCGATTCGCGCTAAAGGTCAAGAGCGAATCGCTCTAACTAATACAGAAGGAGTGCTGCAGTTTAGAACTCGTACATCGAATGGTGGACTTGGGGAAGGATTCGACATCATGATCATAGACGAAGCTCAAGAATATACAACTGAGCAGGAGTCAGCGTTGAAATATACGGTTACTGACAGTGATAATCCAATCACTGTTATGTGTGGAACACCTCCACCACCCGTTTCGAGTGGTACTGTGTTCAGCAAATTCCGTGAAACGTGTCTATTCGGTCGTGGTAAGTATTCCGGATGGGCAGAATGGTCTGTATCTACTGAAAAAGAGATATCAGACATTGAAGCCTGGTACAATTCTAATCCTTCAATGGGATATCACTTAGACGAACGTAAGATTGAAGCCGAACTAGGTGACGATAAGTTGGACCATAACATCCAGCGTCTTGGTTTTTGGCCTACGTACAATCAGAAATCAGCAATTTCAGAAGCTGAGTGGGAGGCTCTTAGACTGGATGAAGTACCTAAGTTTAAAGGCCCTATGTTCGTTGGAATTAAGTACGGTCAAGATGGTACTAACGTAGCCTTGAGTATTGCTATTAGGACAGATTTCGACGATATCTTTGTAGAAACTGTCGATTGTCAATCTGTTCGAAATGGTAACGGATGGATAGTTGACTTTTTACGAAAAGCTAAACCATCTCAAATCGCTATAGATGGTGCTAGTGGGCAGAAAGTTCTCGATGATGAATTGAGAGAGTTTCGAATAAGAAATGTAGTGCTGCCGACTGTTAAAGAAATCATCGTAGCAAACGCGATGTTTGAGCAAGGAGTGTATCAAAAGACAATCTGCCACTCAGGTCAACCGTCATTGTCTAAGGTCGTGACAAACTGCGACAAACGAAACATTGGTTCAAATGGTGGATTTGGATATCGTTCACACTTCGATGATGTAGATATCAGTCTTATGGACAGCGCATTGTTAGCGCATTGGCTTTGTGCGACTACTAAGCCAAAGAAAAAACAAAAAATCAGTTATTAAACTAAAGGTCACTGCTTATGTAGTGGCTTTTTTTAATAAAAAAATTACTGTACGCGCAGGTTAACGCGGAGAAAGGAGGCAGTAACATGCCTGAATTTAAAACGATTGAAACACAAGAAGAACTAGACCGAATCATTGGTGAACGACTCGCTCGTCAGAAAGAGAAGTATGCCGGATTAGAGAAGTTAGAATCTCGTGTGAAGGAATTGGAAACAACGAACGCTGATTTACTAGCAACAATCGACAACAACAGCAAGCTACTCGCTGAGAAAGACGAATTTATTAGCGCTAAAGAGTCTGAACTAGCAGAAGTTAACCAAGTTGTTGAGACATTCAAAGGAAAACAGCTTCGTACTCAAATTGCATTGCGCAACGGTCTTCCGTATGAATTGGTAGACAGATTACAAGGTAGCGACGAAGAGAGCTTGCAAGCCGATGCGGAACGTTTATCTGCATTTATCAAACCAAAACAAGTCGCTCCATTGAAAGATGTCGAACCAGTTATTGGCGATGAAAGAACTAGCGCAATGAGACAAATGTTACAAGAATTAAATAAATAAGAAAAGAGGAAAAAATATATGCCAACATTAGAAGCAGGAACAAAGTTTAAACCAGAATTAGTCAAAGAATTATTTTCTAAAGTACAAGGAAAGTCAGTTTTAGCATCTTTATCTCAACAAAAACCAATTCCATTTAATGGAACAGAGCAAATGGTCTTCAGTTTAGAAGGTAACGCTCAAATCGTTGGGGAAGGTAAAAAGAAAGAAGCAGGAGAAGCTAAACTTGAATCTGTAGTCATCAAGCCTTTGAAATTCGTTTACCAAGCTCGTATTACAGACGAATTCTTACGTGCTTCTGAAGAAAAACAAGTTGATTTCTTAGAAGCATTCGCTGACGGATTTGCTAAAAAAATTGCTCAATCATTCGACATTGCGGCAATTCACGGATTAGAACCTAAAACAATGACAGACGCAACTTTCCGCGACACTAACTCATTCGACGGATTAGTTAAGAGCAACTTAGTTACTTACGCTGAAGGAACTTTCGACGATAACATCGACGCTGCAGTTCAAGCAGTAGTAGCTAACGGAAACGACGTCACAGGTGTTGCTTTATCTCCAACAGGGGGACAAGCACTAGCTAAAATCAAAGTTAACGGTGTTACTCAATATCCTGAATTCAAATTTGGTCAAAATCCTAAATCATTCTACGGAATGGCTTCCGACGTTAGCAAAAACTTAACAGTGACTGGTGGAACTGCCGAGACAGATCACGCAATTGTTGGTGATTTCGAAACTCGTTTTAAATGGGGTTACGCTGATAACATTCCTATGGAAATTATCCAATATGGTGATCCTGACGGTGTAGGCCGTGACTTGAAAGCACACAACGAAATCTGCTTACGTGCAGAAGCGTATATCGGATGGGGAATCCTAGACGAAAAAGCATTCGCTCGTGTTAAAGCGTAGGTCGTGCTTATGAAGTATAGAAATGTGGATACTGGTGTAATCGTTGAGTCAGATAGCGTGCTGTCTGGCTCATGGGAACCAGTTGAGGAAAAGAAAACCAAAGCTAAACCGAAGAAAGAAGCAAAGGATGATGAATAATGGACTCATTTGCGACTTTAGACGATTTACAACGACTATGGAAACGACTGCAACCGTCTGAGATTGATAGAGCGAATGCACTTCTTGCCACTGTATCTGATATGCTGAGGGAAGAGGCTCGTCGCTATGGGAAAGACTTAGACAATATGGTTGTAGAACGTTCTAGTTATGAGAACGTGGTTAAATCTGTGGTAGTTGATATTGTAGCTCGTACATTAATGACTTCTACAGAACAAGAGCCGATGACTCAATTTAGTCAAAGCGCTCTAGGCTACTCAGTTAGTGGCTCGTATCTCGTTCCTGGTGGAGGCATCTTCATCAAGAATGCAGAATTGAAGCGATTAGGCTTCACCAAGCAACGGATTGGAGTGATAGAATTCTATGATTAAAGGAATTACTGTCACATTAGTAGATCGTGTGAAAACTGGTGAGGATGAGATGGGTGCTGCAACATACGATGATGTAGAAATCGAAGTAGAGAACGTCTTAGTGTCTCCTACTGAGGCTACTGATGTCATTAACCAGGTTCAACTGTACGGAAAGAAAGCAGTGTACACTCTCGGTATTCCTAAAGGAGATACGCATAATTGGGAAGATAGGGAAGTTAAATTCTTTGGAAAAACGTTCCGAACCTTCGGACCAGTTGTAGAAGGAATTGAAGCAATGGTACCAACTGCCTGGCACAAGAAAGTGACGGTGGAAAGATATGAGTAGCTCATTTAAATTCAAGCTAAACACAAAAGGTGTTGGAGAATTCTTAAAATCTGAACCTGTAAAAAATATGATTAGTGAGCGTGCAAACGAGATTGCTAGTCGAGCAGGGACTGGATATGAAGCAGATACTCAAATCGGTCAGAAACGTGCCACAGGTCGAGTTAAAGCTGCTACAGCTAAAGCTAAAAAGGATAATAAGAAAAACAATACATTATTGAAGGCGGTGAGAGGTTGATAGAAATTGAAATTAGAAAGTTCATGACAAGCAAGTTGGAATGCCCTGTGGTATTCGAGCTTGCACCTAAGATGCCAGATAAATTTGTATTAATTCAAAAAACAGGTAGCTCTAAGCGCAATAAATTATTAGCCTCTACATTTGCTTTCCAGTCTTATGGAAAGTCGATGTATGAGGCTTCTTTGTTAAATGAGACTGTGAAAGAGATAGTTGAACAGTTAGTCGAATTAAACGACGTGTCTGATGTTAGCTTAAACAGCGACTATAACTATACAGATACAGAATCAAAAAAATACAGATATCAAGCAGTGTTTGATATTAGACATTATTAGAAACGAGGGAAAAATATGGCAGATAAAAACAACGCGAGTAATGTAACCGCAGCTAAGCCTAAGATTGGTGGAGCTATTTACATGGCCCCTAAAGGAACAGAATTACCTACTGACGCAGAAACAGCGTTAGATACTAAATTCGAAAACTTAGGTTTCGTATCTGAAGATGGTTTAGAAAATGCAAACAGCGCATCGTCTGAAAACGTTAAGGAGTGGGGCGGTTCAATCGTTAACACAATGTTGAAAGAAAAAGAGGACAAATTCAAGTTCACTTTAATTGAGGCATTAAACTTACACGTATTGAAATTAATTTACGGTGAAAAGAACGTAAGCGGAACTTTAGAAACAGGAATCACTGTTAAATCTAAAGCAGAAGATTACGAAGAAAAATCATTCGTAGTGGATATGGTTCTTAAATCAGGAGTTATTAAACGTATGGTATTGCCACTTGCTAAAGTGTCAGAAGTCGGTGACGTTAAATATGCTGGTGGAGAGAACATCGGTTATGAAACTACATTATCAGCGTTCCCTGACGGTGATGGAAACACTCACTATGAATACATTAAGAAAGTAGGTTAATTATGATTAAAGGAAAAACATCTTCCGGATTTAAATTCCAAATCAATGAAAACACAATTAACGATGACTATGAACTATTAGAACTACTTGTAGAGTTAGAAGAGAATCCTCTTTTGATTTCCAAGGTTGTAAGAAAAGTTCTAGGCCCTACTGCAGCGGCTGCATTAAAAGATCATGTACGAGATGAAAATGGATGTGTATCCATTCAGAAAATGAATGATGAAATTACTGAGATTTTCACGCAGGCTAAAGCCTTAAAAAAATAATGGCCCTTGCAAGAATGATTGTGACTGATGAAGATGCTTTAATTTGCGACTTAGCAGAAACTTATCATATCTATGACTATCGACGGCTACCGGTTTTATCGGTGGCCGTTTTTTCTTTAGGTTTAAGACAAAACTCAAGAATTAAGATGATCATGTCTGGAAATAGAATCACATTAGAAGAGTCGTTACTAGCTTGTGCTGTGGATAGATTAAGCATACTAGCATGGCAGAAGACAAAGGACGGGTCAAAAGGTACTAATGTGCCTCAATCGATTCTAGAGAAACTACTAGGTATAGATGAACGCAAATCAGAGTCAGATACTCAGACATTTAGTTCTGGCGAGGAGTTCTTAAGAGAAAGAAATAGATTATTAGGGAAGGAGGAAACTTAATGGCAACAGAATTAGGTACTGCTTATGTGCAGATAATTCCATCGGCTGACGGAATCAAAGGAATGATTGAGAAGGCTATGGGAACAGAGGTAGTCGGTGCCGGAGATAAAGCTGGTCAAGGCTTTATGAAGAGCTTTGCTGGAACAGTTACTAAGATGATTGCTGCAATCGGGATAGGAAAAGTTATTAAGGACACCTTAGCTTCTTCATTAAACGAGGGTGCAGCACTTCAACAGTCTCTTGGTGGGATTGAGACGCTATTCAAAGGCAGTGCCGATATCGTTAAGGGATACGCTAAAGAAGCGTACAGAACATCAGGGTTGTCTGCTAATGCGTATATGGAATCCGTAACAGGATTTAGTGCAAGTCTGTTGCAGTCGCTCGGTGGAGACACAAACAAAGCTGCAGAGATAGCAAACATGGCAATGATTGATATGTCAGATAATGCTAACAAGATGGGTACATCGATGGAAAGCATTCAATTCGCCTATCAAGGCTTTGCTAAACAGAACTACACAATGTTAGACAACCTAAAGCTCGGATACGGTGGTACTAAGGAAGAAATGCAACGTCTTCTTACTGACGCTCAGAAACTCACTGGAGTTAAATACGATATCAATAACTTATCTGATGTCTATCAAGCAATCCACGCGATTCAAGAAAACTTAGACATTACCGGAACAACCGCAAAAGAAGCATCTACTACATTCACCGGTTCATTTGCATCCATGAAGGCTGCAGCACAAAACGTGCTTGGGAATATGGCCCTGGGTGAGGATTTATCACCATCGTTAGAAGCCTTAAAAGAAACCGTTCAAACGTTTGTTTTTGGAAACTTCATTCCGTTGTTAAAAAACGCGGTTAAAGCAATTCCGGAAGTGTTAGGATTCGCAATCAAAGAGGGATTAACAGCTATCTTCGGTGAATCTACTACACAAACGATTATCAATAACCTTTCTACAGCGTTCCAAAATATCAAGAGTGCAGTTGGTGGAATTGGTGACTTGTTCGGAGGTTTTATCGACAAATTAAAAGGAATTCTTGGTATTAGTGGTGATGTTGGAGAACTAGGAACAGCTTTTGAAGGTATTACTGGTGCAATTAGCACAGTAACTGACTGGATTAAGCAGTTTGTAGATTGGATTAACCAAACTCCTGCAGCAGTCGATTCTGTAACAGCAGTGTTAGCAGGATTAGCAGCAGGCTTTGTCGCTTTAAAAGTTGTAAATACGGTTAAGAGTGCAATTGATGGTTTCAAGACTGGGTTAACGGCTGCTAAAACTGGAATGATTGCATTTAACGCAATTGTTTCTGCAAATCCATTTACAGCCTTAATTGTAGGGGTTACTGC